TATGAATTGCTTTCACTTTGGCGATGTCTTGCGCCAAAGGATTGATCTGGATGCGCGCAACCGCCATCTGCGGCTCGGTCGCGTAATTCACGTGAGGGCGCGGTTGCGCGTCCACGACCTGATAAACGATCGCTGGCATCGCGGTGTTCTGCGGCAGCTGCGCCAAAGCACAACGATCCCCGCAAAGCGCGACGATTGCGGGGTTGCCGAGCAGCGCCTTGATGATCAATTCGGGGTTCATTTCTTGGCAGCCTCCTTGGCTAGCCGCGCCCGAATGTATGCCGCTGCGGCATCCACGGCTTCTCGTTGCGAGTTGTCCAGCGCAGGCCGCATGAACGGCTTGGGGGATGTGCCGGGGTGGTCAACAACCTCGCGCGCGATTCCTGCGAAGAACAGGCTCTTGCGCTTCTTGGGCTTGATGAAGTGTCGTGCGGTGCCGAACTCGACCATGTGCGCGTAGAACGCCTTCTTGCCGCCTGCGCGCACAGTTGCGGAGACTTTGCCACGCTTGGACTTGGTGCTGACCTTTATCGAGTCGCGCAGATCGCCGTCGTCCACGGGCACCAGCTCCTTGGCTCGCGTCTCCATCACCTTTGCGCCTGCGCGCACAGCGCCGCGCATGATGTTGCCTTCGATCTTTGCCGGAAGCTCCTTGAGCAGACGATCCAACTCGGACAGGCCTGAAACGTGAAGTTCATTGGCCATCGTGCGATCCCTCCGTGCAATCGAAGACTATGAACCGGCGCTCTTCGTCCAGATCGCGCGCAGCGGTGATGTTGAGCAACCGAACTCCTGCGGGAGTGGGATAACTGATGCGCATCGCAGCGACACCGATCGGAGGCAGCAGCGCCAAGTTGTACCGAGTGGCGACGGTGTGGGTCAGATGCGAACCGATCGCCATGGCGCGCAGCTTCTCGCGACCTCCAATCGGCTTCACGTTGCCCCAAACAGTCGCCACATCAGACCAAGTGTCCAGTTCCTGGCCGTAATCGTCCTTCACGGCGCTGCGCCGCTGAAAGGTGATGCGCTTGTCCAGACGACCTATATCCATCACAGCCCCATCGCGATGCGGTGCTGTTGCAGCAGTGCCGCAGCACCCAACGGCAGCTCGTAGCGCTCATCCAGCGTGACGGCTTCGCGGTTCTCGTACAGATGCCCCAAGATGAGCAGCATCGCTTGCTTGGCCGACTTTGGAGTCGGTTGCGGATTGGGGCTGAGGTCGTCGGTGCGCCCGGCTGTGAACGTGATCTTGATGGCCGCATCCTGCACGCGCGTCGCAGGCCAAGCCGTGCCAAACGCCAGCGCCAGCGACGCAGGCTTGCGGCTGTTGTTCAGCGCGTAGTTAGCCGCGTCCAGCGTTTGCGTTGCGCCAGCTTGGTCAACATAAGTGACCGAGTCTATGCTGAGCACAGGCCAAACACCAAGGTCGATCGCGCCAACGGGGAATTCGTCCAGCGCCAGCTCGTAGCTTTGGCGCGCAAAAGCCTGCGATGTATAGTATTCAGCGTGCTCACGCGCAGCGACGTTGAGCGCGAGCACAAGGTCGTCGTCCGGATGCGTCGGAGGCGAGCCAACCGCGTCCAAGCGCAGGTGCAGCCGCGCCTCTTCGAGCGTCAGCGGCTCAAAATCAACGTCGTGCAGCGGTGTCGGCGCATAATCCATGTGGGTTCTCCAAGCCTAAGTATGCCCGTTATTGAGCAGAACATCAAAAACGCAAAGACACATCCCAAGGCCTGGGCTTCCCGTGAAAGCACACGACCTCGGCGTCTTGCGGTACGCGCTGACGACAGTGAACCTTGTAGCTGTACACGCGCGCAAAATCCTGCCAGCGCAATGCGTCCTTGAAGAACGGCGTGATGAAGCCTTGATCGCCCCAACGCGCTGGCGTTCGACACTCGGCCATGTGGCGCGCCGGATCCGCAACAAACGCATCCCAAACCGCAGCGCGATCCTCTGCATTCAGGAACATCATCCCAGAGCCGATCGTTTCTGGCCGGGTGAAGTCGCGCAACACCGCGCTGCGGTTTGGGATCGGCGGCAAGTGCAGCACCGTCGTGTCCAGGTCGAAGTACAGCAGATCGCCTTCGACCCAAGGCGCGAACAGCTCCAACTTCGCCCACCATCCGGGCCAGGCGTACACCAGCGGGATGCGGTCACAATGCAATGGCACATCAGACAGGCATACAAAATCCACATCAGGGCACATGGCTTGCAGCCGGTAAACGTGCTCCGGCTTGTATTCGCCACCAGAGCGTAGGACGGTTGCCACCTTAAAAGACATACACCCAATCCTCATCGCTACCTTTGCGCGTCACCAGCACGCGCCGCATGCCCCACGATTCAAGCAGCGCGCCCACCTGACCGTCTGCGATGCCATAGCGCCGGTTCAGTCCGTTTTCTTCAAAGATGACCACTGGCCTGTGAGTGCGTATCGTATGCTCCCCGCCCATCAGCGTGTGCCACTCCATGCCCTCTACATCGATCTTCACAAAGTCGGGCGCAAGTTCTAGGCTGTCTAGCGTGATGATTGGGTATTCATCACCTGCCACCACATGCCGCTGCCCGGTGTTGTGTTTGCCGTGCTCCATTCCGCAACTTCCCGGCTTGTCACCAAGGCAGGCACGAACAATCATAGCGTCTGTGATCTGGTCAGCCAGTTCGCTAGGCTCAATCGCCACCACCTTGGCAAAGTTCTGCGCCAAAAACCGCGTCACCACGCCACGGTGTGCGCCGCAGTCAATCGCCAAGTCACGCTGACGGCAAAACTCAATGGCCCGCGCCATGTCGTCATGTTGCCAATCGTCGGGTATGTCACGCAGCATCAGCCCACCTCGCGCTCATATCGATTGAAGGCTTCGGTTTGCTGCTTCTTGCTTGGCCCGCTGCTGATGCGGTGGACAATGACGGATCCCGCTGGCGGCTTTTGGTGCCGCTGCTGAATGACGAAGTATTCTGGCGGTATGTTGACACAGCGCAGCGGCCATTCACGGCTTTTGAACGTCTGGTCAAGGCTTGACTCGTCGGTCATGTCACCTGTGCGGCTGACCCACTCGCGCACAAACTCAAGCGTTTGCGGCGTCGGTGCCCAATACATCGTGCCCACATGCCACCAGCGTTTGCGATGCGCCGGGTTCATACGCCGCGCTGCGAAGTCGCAGTCAAGCCCATCAAAAAACACCGGGCGATGCTCAATGCTGGCGTCAACATCCACCCACAGCACCGGGCGCTGAAAACGCTCCAGACAGTCAAGGATGAATTTGGGCTTGATGCAACAGTTTTGGATGTAGCCGCCCGCGCTTGGCCGTTCTTCGATGTGATGCTCAAGCCCGAGCGCGTCACACTGTTGGCGCAGCTCGTAGGCGTGCTGCGGATACTTCCAATCGGCTGTGAAGTAGGAAATCAGCAAAGGCATCATGTCAGCACCTCCGGCACATCCTCAAGCGCCATGCGCTCAAAACAATCCAGCGCAGTGCGACGGCTGGCGTTGATGACGCGCACGCCTTCGATCTCCAGATCACGCGCCAGCAACGGAAACTTGGCTTGCCATAGGGCAAATGGTTGCTGCCGGGTCAGTTGTGGTCCATGCTGGCCAAACCAGTGGGCTTCGCCGGACTTAGACGGAGAGCAGTCGAAGCCAAGCAGCACAATTGCGCTGGCGCCAAACAGGTAAGCCAAGTTGATTGCTTGGTATCCGCTGTTGCCGCCTTGATGGATCACGCCGTACCGCCCTAAGCCCGGTCTGTTTTCGCTGCCTACCCTTTGGATGTCGTGACGCCGCGCTGCGGCTTCGTCTTGCGTCCAAAGTTCTCCTGCGAATCCTGATGCCCTGACTGCTGCGCAATGGACGTTCCACCATTGTCCGTCGCAGGCGTACAGGATGTCTGCGAATGGCGCTCTGCGGTAGCTATCGTTGATGGCGATTGTTGGCCATCCTGCGACGCGGACTCGCTCGCAATCTTGCTCTGTGAGGCTTGGTCCGCTGGCGATGATGCAGACGACTCGCCCCCACCAACGACCTGCGGTGCGGTCTGTCGGGGGTCTGCGGCGGTCGTCGAATGAGGGTTCAACGTCTTGACGAGGCTGAGCGATTCCAGCTCTTCAGCCAGCATGACCGGCAAACGCAAACGCTGCTTGCGCGAAACCGCGCCAATGCGTGTATTCGTGAAATGAGCTGTCGCAACGACCTCAACAAGTTCCATGTCAGTTCTCCGTTATGAACGGAGACGGATCTCGTGACCCGCCTCCGTTTTCTTCAGCTCAAGATCAGAACGAGCCGCTGATGAAGCTGGCGGGACGATACACGGTCAGCGCCAGTCGCTCTTCTGCCAGCAGCGTCGCCATGTTCTTCTTGAAGTTGTCGCCGTCTTCGTAGCTGATCTGCACAGCCGCGTCCATGCGATCCCAGATCTGAGCGCCCATGGTGAAAGCGCCAGCCAGGAAGGTGCCTGCGGTGATGCTGTTGGTCACCACAACGCGACGACCCCAGATCTGTGGGCCAGCCATGACCATGGGGTTGGCCATGATGTAGTTGCCGTCTGTGGCCTTGGTCAGCTCGATCTCTTCCCAGTCTTCCGGGTTCATCACGATGGCGTCCACCGGGTACTCGGCCAGAGCCGCTTGGGTGATGGCCTTGCGCAGCGCGTCGATCTTGGTGTCGCCGGTTGCCGCGCGGATGTACGCCGTGTAGTTGCCAGAAGACAGGATGCCTGCGATGTTGCCAGAAGCGCCGCTGCCGTTCAGCAGCTGATCTTCCTCTTCCAGCTTCAGACCGTAGGACAGGCGACCGTTCACGTAGCTTTGCAGCTGCGGAGCGTCGTCCAGCACTTGGCGAGAGACCGGAATCCAGTGAGCCAGCGTCACGACAGGCGCGTTGGCCAGCGTGAAGGTGATGCCGGACTCGGGCTTGGTGACGTTTTCACGTGCGGGCGATGCGTACTGAGCGCCAGCATTGTTGGTGAAGACGTTTTCCTTGGTGAACTGGATCAGGTTGCTGGAAGTACGACCGACTGGCAGCAGGTCGCGGATGGTCAGCACGCGGTTGGGGTTGGCGATGATGCCGGGGACGCGCATGTCGGCAACCAGCGGTTGGTTCTGGCCGGTGGCGTTCACGATCGCGGTCTTCACCTCGATGCGGGCGAACTTGGAGCGGCCTTCGGCCATGGCCTTGAATGCGTCAGACTTGATCAGCAGCTCGCCAGCAGATTCTTCGGGCTTGTTGCGACCGTCTTCAGCTCCAGCGGCCAGCTTGCGCTCCAGCTCCAGGCACTTGTCTGCCAGCTCGGCAGACTTGGTGCTCAGCTTTTCGAGAGCGGCCTTGGTTTCGCCTTCCATCTTGCGAGTGGATTCGATCTCACCATTGGCCTTTTCCATCCAGGACTTCAGTTCCTTGGAAGTGGCGAGGAGTTGCGATTGGGTTTCGGCAAGAGCCTTGATTTCAGCGATGTCACTCATGATGGTTCCTTTCAAAGAGTCCGAGCAGTTTTCAGGTTTGCAGCAATGATCTGCTGCAGGTCTTTTGGCAGTTCGATGGTCTCGGACTCACTCCGAGCGAAGATGCGCTTGGCACGGCTTGCCGTCGCCGTTGCCAGCGATTTAGAGAACCCGCCTGCCTCACGCAAGAAGTCCTCAAAATCCTTGATGCTCTCGATGCCGTCGAGAGCCGACTTGACGCTGTCGAGATTGACACGCGCCGCGTAGTCTGCGGGGAACGTGACAACGGATACCTCGGCCAAGTCGGAGACATTCTTGATCACGCGGATCTGCACGCCGTCCTTGTCGATGTAGTCAACGTCGTCCGAACGCAGGCCGTAACCGATGCTCAGCCCGTCCACGGTCTCGTGCTGCAGCGCGGCCTTGACGAGAGCGGCTTGCGGATTGCCGGGTGTGAGTTCGCCTTCCATGAACAGGCCGCGCTCGTCTTCCGAGATCTTGACCCACTTGCCCACAGGCAACTCCCAAGAGCGATGGTTCACGAACATCTTCGGCATGCGCGCAGCACCGGCCTGGATCCGTTCGATCACCGACTTGTAGGCTCCGGGCAGAATGGTGTCGTTGTAGCTGTCCACGCCGCCGAACACGGAGGCGTAACCGCTGAACGTGCCAGCGCCAGAGGCGGCGAACTTCAGTTCGCAGTTATTGAGTGACAGGTTTTTGTATGTCAGCATCGCTTGCTCCTGGCGCAACAGCGCCCAAAAGATTCACAGGTACCAAGTTGGACTGCGCGGTGAGCGCGTCGCCGCCGTCCACAGGCGGCAGGTTTTCCAGCTGGCGCCACTCGTTGCGCGTCATCAGGCCGTTCTGAACAGCCTTCGACCCGGCGTCCAGGCGGTATTGCAGCGAGCCGCGCAGGATCGCTTCCAGCGAGAACTCCACGCTGAACAGCTCGCGCTGGCGCGGCGTGAGCACGCGGCGCTCGATGGCCT